GGGTGAGGCCTTCTCCGGCGGCGACGACGCCGGCGGCGGTGGCGGCGCGCCCGAACTCGGTGACGGTGTTGGTGTAGGTGCCCCATGCGCCGAAGCCGCCGACGGCGAGCATGGCCACTGTGGCGGTCCCGAGGACCCGGGCCTGTCCGTTGGTGAGTTGGCGGGTGTTCACCGGCCCTCACCCCGTTCCGCTTCGAGCGCGGCGAGCAGGTCGTGCAGGACGTAGTGGAGACCGTAGGCGGCCCGGATCATCTCGTCCCGGTCGTGGATGTTCGCCTGAGCCTTCTCGGCGAGGACCTTCCGCGCCCGGTCGATGGCCTGCGGCAGCGCAGGGACGAGCGCATGCGCATCCCTCTCCGGGTTGTAGAGCGGGTCGTAGGTGCTCATCGGCCGTTCACTGCCTCTGCGCCGAGCGCCCTGAGCAGGAGGCGCAGGGCCTCCCGTAGAGACAGCACCTGGTCGCTGTCGAGGAGCTGCTGGGCGACGCTGATGGCGACGTCGAGGTCGGTCGGCTCGGCGGCCGGGGTGAACGCCGCGTACGGCGGGATGGGCAGTCGGGCGGCGGCGCGTTGGGCCTGGCCCTTGGCGTAGTCGGCGTCGCAGAGGCGGTGCAGTTCGGCGACGCGCGACTCGGCCCTCTGGCCGGGGGCGATAGGGTTCGGTCGGGTCATGAGGGTGTACTCCTCGTGATCAAGTGGTGGTCCCCGGCGGCCGGTAGGGTCGGCTTTGCCGGGGCTGCCCGCTTTCCGGGCCTATTCGGTTGTGGTCGGGGAGCTGCGGGTGGGGCGTAGGGTGCCCGTTCCGTGCTCGCGGATGGATCGTCTGACTGCGCTCGGGCTGATGCCGCGGTCGCGGGCGACGGCCGAGATGGTTCCCAGGTCCCGCACGCCGTCTTCGAGCGCTGCCGCTCGTCTCTGGGCGCTGGCTGAGATCAAGCTCAGTAGTCGCTGCTGTTCCTCGTCCTCGGCGACAACTCGTTCGCGCCAATTGGTGGTTGGCACACAGGTCACACTACCCGAACCCTAGGGTTCTAGGCAACGGTGCGGGGCTGAAAGTGGTGCAGCAGCAGGATGTCCTTCTCCGTGCGATACGCGGTGCCACACCAGCGGCACCGCACCAGCTCGCCCGGCAGCCGCGTCAGTACGGCTCCGCACACAGTGCCCTGGTCGTCTGTGACGGCCACGCACACCCCGAGGCGCTGCGGCCGGGGCAGCGGGTCGCCGACGATCGTCCGGGCCTGGCACTCCAGCTCGCGCACCTCGCGGGCGAGGTCGCCGGCGGCCGGGTAGGTGGCGGCGATCCACTCCAGTTCCCGCGCCAGCCAGGCGCAGTCCTCGGTGAGGCTGCCGGGCGGCGGCGCGCCCCGGTGAGGCCAGCGTGCGCGCCGTACGTCCGTCCGCCACAGGCGCATGACTTCGGCGGCGCGGCCCCAGTTGACGGTGTCCAGGACGTCCTCGTCGATGGGCGACTGCGGGCCGGCCGCGCTCTTGGTGGCGATGATCTCGCCCCAGCTGCTGCGGCGGGGGACGAGGCACTCGCCGACCTCGGTGTACAGGGTGGGGAGTTCACGCAGGCCCGCGGCCAGCTGCTCCCTGTGCCGGGTGCACAGGTAGCCGCTGGCCGCGTTGCCGCATAGTTCGCAGGTCACGGGGTGGTGCTCTCCTTGGGCTCGGCAAGGGCCTTGCGCAGCTCGACGGCCGCGCCGCCGTAGGCCCGGAGGAGCGCCCAGCGTCGGGCGAGCCGCTCGGCCCGCTCGACGGCGGCTTCGGCCTTCAGGGCCCGTTCCTTCCACTCGTCGCCGCGGCGCCAGCCCTTGTTCGCGTTCTCGTACAGCTCGTCCAGGGCGTCGTCGGTGATGCTGTCGGCGGTGTAGCGCTGCGGGCTCATGCGGCCTGGCCCTTCCGGGTGCAGTGGTTGGAGTCGTGCTCCGTTCCGGCGGACGTCCACCAGCGCTCGCAGCAGTCGTCCATCTCGGCCCGCTGCCGGTCCTGCCAGGCGCGCATCCGGGCGGCCCGCTCCATACGGACGGCCTCGGCGCGGGCGACCGCACAGGCCCGGTTGGCGGCGAGGAGGTCGCGGGCGAAGGCGACGAGGAAGAGCAGCGAGGCGATGAAGAGGCCGATGCCGTACCACCATGCGTCTGCGTCGAGGCTGGTGGCGGCGCAGTGGCCGACGAGTGCGGCGGCGGCGATGTAGTGGCACCGCAGGATGCGGCTGGACGGGTTCACAGGTACCTCCCGGTGACGGGCACGGTGCGGATGGTGTGGCGCTGGCGGGCGGTGAGTCCTTGGCCCCACAGGTCGGCGGCCCAGCGAGGGCGGGGCAGTTCGCAGCGGCACGTGCCGGATGCCGCGAGGAAGTGGCCACGCGGGCATCGGGGGCGGGCGGTCATGGGTGCTCCCCGGCGAGGTCGAAGAGCAGCCCTCGGCCCCAGGCCTCCGCCTCCGGCGCTGGTGCGGAGGGTGGGGTGATCTGATCCCGGAGCTTGGAGACAGCGTCAGGGATGCGCCAGTAGGTGAACCCGGCGTCACGCAGGTACTGGGCGGCGCCGGTGAGCAGCTGCTCCGTGATGTCCGTGGGCTCCACCGGGGTGGCACCGCCGAGGCGTTCGGCGATCCAGTCGCGGCCGTATCCAGCGCGGTGCAGGACGAGGGCCGCCACGCTGCGGATCCGCAGGAGTGCGGGTATGGCGTCGCTCAGCATGGTGCCCCCAGGTCGATGGCTTCCTGCACGGCCGCCGCAGGCTGCTGGGGCTCGGGCTCCTCGGGCAGCGGCTGCGGGTCGAACTCGATCCGCGCGCCTGCCCAGTTCATTTCGAGCATGTCGGTGAGCGTCAGCATGTTGCGGAGGTGCTGGCCGTTGATGACGGCGGTGAGCGTGCCGTCGGGGTGCAGAGTGCAGTCGAACGGCGGCGAGTCGGAGGTGTGCACGCGGATCGGGGTGGGCCGGTCGGGCAAGTTGATCGGTTCCGGCCCTGTCGGCTCTTGGCCTGTAAGCACTGGCTGGTCGGTCATGACTCTCCTTCGGTGGTCTGGTCGTTGAGGCCGAGGGCGTCGAGGAGTAGCCGGAGGTCATCACGGTTGCGGGCCTTCCGCAGAACAAGCCGGGATGCCGCGACGCGCTGCTCTCGGGTGCTCTCGCGGGCGGCGGTGACGAGGCGGTCGGAGCCGCGGGACCGGCCGGCGCTCACTGGGCACCTCGCTCAGCGAGGATCTGGTTACTTGCCATGGATTCCTCCGTGATGTGATGGGTGGAGGTCCGGGCCTGATAGCGACAGGCCCGGACCACTACGCAGCGGTGGGAAGGGTCAGCTGGCCGAGGACGCGGCCGACGCGGTCCTGGTCGATGAGGTCGGCGACGTCGCCCGCCGTGCTGCCGCGCGGCACCTTGATGCCGAGGCGCCGGCACAGGCCGAACTGCTTGTCGCTGGGCTGGCTACGGCGCCACCGGGCCTCGCGGGCGACGAACGCGCCCGGGGCGAGGACCTTCGCCTGCTGCTCCAGCCACGCCAGGGCCTCCGGCAACGGCCGGGCCACGTCGTCCTTGGGCGGGTGCACGCCGTCCGCCTGCGTCCAGCGACGCATCCGGTACAGCCGCGTCCCGGGGTCCCGGACGAGGAACAGGAACATGGCGCCCGTCAGACGGATGAACCAGGTGCCGTCCTCCGTGCGCAACCACCTGATCGCCGACTGACCAAACAGGTTGATTTCCTCGGCGGTCACCTGCGCGGCGAGCGCGCGCCGTTTCTCACTGGCGGCGTGCTCCTCGGCGGTCTGCTTCAGACTCTTGCCGCTTTCGGCCTCGCCGATCTCCCGCTCGGTGAGGTCGACCATGCTGGCGAGCTTGTGGCGCGAGGCGGCACCCATGACGTCGAGCAGCAGCGCGTCCCGCTTCCCAGGGGACGGGCGCAGGCCCCGGCCGACCATCTGCACGTACAGGCCCGGGGACTTGGTGGGGCGGGCGACCACGATGCAGCTGGTGTGCGGAGCGTCGAACCCCTCGGTGAGCACCATGCAGTTGGTCAGCACCTGCACGTCACCGGCCACGTACCGGGCGAGGGTCGCGCGCCGCTCGTCACGGCCCATGTCGCCCCACACCGGGGCCGCCTTGATGCCGACGGCCTCCAGCGCGGCGGCGGCCTGCTGGGCGGTCGCCACGGTCGGTGTGAAGACGACCCCGGGCCGGTCGGCGGCGTGGTCCAGGTAGGCCTTGGCGATGGCGTCCAGCGCGCCGGAGTCCTCCAGCGCCTTTCCTAGCTGGCCCTCGACCAGGTCGCCGCCCCTGGTCTTCACCTTGTTCAGGTCGAGGGTGTCGACGGTGATGCTCTTACCGCGGACGTCGCACAGGTAGCCGTCCCCGATCATGTCGAGGATGTCCAGGCGGAAGACGACGTCTTCCCAGACCTCGGCCAGGCCGCCGTCGGTGCGGGTCATGGTCGCGGTGAAGCCGGCCGTCGGTACGCCGTCCCAGGCGCCGAAGTGCCGGAGCACCTCCATGTAGGTGCGGGCCGCGGCGTGGTGGCACTCGTCCACGATGATCAGGCCGATGTCGCGGATGGCCTCGCGCCGCTTCTGTACGGCCAGGGTCTGGACGCTGGCGACGATGACGTCGGCGTCGTGGTGGTCATCGCGCTGGGCCTTGACGATGCCGACGCGCAGCATGGGGTCGACCGCGAGCACCTTGGAAGCCGCCTGCTCGATCAGCTCCTCGCGGTGGGCGATGACGAGAGCTCGGCGGCCGTCGAGCTGGTCGAGCATCTGGTGGGCCAGGTGGGAGAAAACCACGGTCTTACCGGCGCCGGTCGGGAGGACGACGGCGAGTCGGTTCTGACCGCTGGCCCAGCCCTGGCGTAGTGCCTCGATGGCCTCGACTTGGTAGGGGCGGGGTGTGAAGGACATGGGTCACCTCGATTCGGTGGTGGAGGGGGCGGGGCGGTACGCGCTGCGTACCGGCTGCGTACCGGCTGCGTACCGGAGGAAAAGAGCCTCTGACCTGCTCTTATCTCTCTCTGGAGACCTAGTGGTACGCAGGTACGCAGAAACACCTAGGGGTCCACGTGTGTGCGCACGCACGCAGGCACGCACGCGCACACGCACGCATGCGCACACCCCCGAGGGGTGCCATTTCCAGGCGAGTGCGTACCGGCCCGAGAACCGGTCCCGGTACGGGCCTGACCTGCGAAGACTGGCGAGTGAGGGTGGTACGCACCTCGTGCGTACCACCGCCGTCGTGGGCCTCATGCCGCCTCGTCCTGGTCGCCGTACGGCATGCCCGCCGGGGTGAAAGCCAGGCACTTCGCGCGGGCGCCGTCGAACCGTCGCGGCACGAGGTGTGGGGGCCGCTGGCTCTTGAGCGTCTCCAGATACCCGGCGTCGACCCAGCTGCCGACCACCGCGTCGAGGGAGTAGCCCGCCTCGGCGAGGATCTTCCGTACGCGCTCGGGCAGTAGCGAGATCTTCGTGACGCCCTTGTCGTTGGCGATGACCCCCAGCCAGCCGGAGAACGGCGGGCGCTGCTCGGCCAGGTACCCGCGGGCCGTGCTGTACAGCTCGTGCGCGTGGCCAGCCACGTACTCTCGGAGGACGTCCAGAGCCATCTCGGGCCGGTTGTCGGTCGGGTTGTGGGCGGTGAACAGCCCGCGCCAGACGTCGTGGGCGAGCGGCTCGTACGGCAGCAACCCGATCCGGCACGCGAGGATCTCGGCGAGCACGAGGACGGCGACCATCGGTGCGCGCCGGTTCGTCATGTCGCCGCCGCCGCGGAACTCGTCGACGAGCGTGCGGTGGTGTTCCTTCAGCTTCTCCCGCCCGTTGGGCTGGGCCAGGCCGCTGAGGATGTACTGGATGAACTCGGGGCCGGCATGCCCGTGGTGGGCGAGGACGCCGTCCCGTACAGCCGCTGCGGTGGGGCCGCCGCCGTCGCCGAAGGGAGCGATCGTCGTGCCGAGGATGCGGGCGGCGGCGCCCTGGCTGGTGGTGAAGGACAGAGCCGGGCGTTCGCCGGACGACAGGAGGATGGTCTCCCAGGGCAGCATGTTGCCGAACGCGCCGCCGCTGCGGGCCTTCCCGTGGTTCATCGGGAGCTGGTACAGCACCTCGTCGATGAGGGTGTCGTCCGTGACGGCCATCGTCTCGTCGAAGACGGTGACGATTCCGCGCACCAGGTTCAGTCGTTTCTCGATTGCGTACAGCGTGGTGCGCCAGTTCGACATGGCGCTGGCGTGCTCGGATGGGTCGGCCCACACGCTGAGCGCGCACTGGAGCGCGGTCGTCTTGCCCTTGGTGGAGCGGCTGGAGATGTCGAGGGTGAAGCTGTTCAGCCCGAGAGGCTTGAGCAGCGGAGCGGCGAGCGCCGCCGCGACGGCGACGCGCGGCACCGAGAAGCCGGCCAGCTGGGCGACGGTGTCCCGCCAGCCATCGAGGCTCCCTTTCCTGGCGTGTGCTCGGGCCGGGCCGCGCTGCTCCTCGAATGGCACGTCGACCTTGATGCCGTCCTCGGGCGACGAGACGAACGTGCCGTCGTCCTGCCAGCCAAGCCAGCGCGCCAGCTGCTCGGACGGAATGCGGCCGACGTTGGCCGCCTCGAACTCGGCCAGCCATTTCTCGACGGCCCGAGCGTCGCCTTCGACTGCGGGCAGTCCCGCCGAGCCGAGCGTTTCGATCAGCTTTCGGCCGCGCTTCGCGGTCTCGCGGCTGACGATGCGGGAGATCCGGCGCGGGCGTCCGAGGCTTCGGTCGATCCACGACAGCTCCACGTACTGGTCACCCTCGGGGTCTTCGAATGTGGCGGTCACGACCAGGGGAGAGAACGCAATCCGCGTCCAGTTCTCACCGTTCGCACTGAGCACCTCGACGCCCATGCCCGTGACCCGGTAGCCGTACGGAGTGCGCACCGAGCGGGGCAGGCCGAATGTCGTGTCGTAGCCGAACCCCTCCGGGTCGCCCTCGACCTGCTGCTCCGCAACGCCCTCGTCCGGAGCCGCTTCGCCGTCCGGGGCTGTGGGCGTCGACGTCGATGCCCCACCGCCCACAGAGGAGAGGCGGCGACGCCCGTAGCCCTGGTGGGCGAGGGCCCGCGCGGCGGCCTTGTGGTCGCCACCGTGGTTGAGCAGGGCGTAGGCGCCGAACTTCGAGTAGGGCACCTCGGACTGGAACTCGCTGCCGGTGGCGAAGACGAACAGCCTGTCGTGCTCGTCCTTCCCTGTTGTCGCCTTCACGCCGCCGACGCCGTCGGCCCAACCCCAGTAGGTCTCACTGCCCCGGGTGTGCAGGGGGCGGAAGGTTCCCCGGAGGACGTCGGCCCAGTCGGCGCGGGCCTCGAAGTCGTCGCCTGGCCGCAGGGTGCCGTCCGGGCGGGGCGGTGCCGGGCGCGGTGCGGTCTTCGGCGCCTCGGGCTGGGGGAGCCGGTCCACCATGTGGCACACAGACCGGACGGCGTCCATGGTCTCGGCGTCGACGACCGGAATGGAGGCGGGCCCGCCCGCCACCCGGATGTAGGGGCGGCCCGAGGCGTGGACCGGGCCGCCGGAAGGCTCGACGAGGCCGTAGCCGCCCTCTCCACGGGTCTCGATGAGTACGCGGACGATGCGGGCGTTCGGGTTCTCGCGGCGCCGCTGCTTCTCGGCCTCTGTGTACTCGTCCTCGCGGGCGAGACGGGACGCCAGTTTGGTGTTGCCGGGGACGTCGCCGCCCTCGACGCGGACGCGGTAGTGCCGCCCGCCAGACGGCGACTCGGTCACCCAGCCGCCGAGGATGGCAGTCCACGCCTCGGCGATCCGGGGCCCGGACGCCTCCATGATCTCGGTGACCTCGTTGAGCAGGCCCTCGCGGATGGCGAGGCCCTCGAACTCGATCAGCTCGACGCCGCCGGACACCTGCCCGTAGACGACGGCGATGCCGCGAGGCCGGTCGGCGCCGAACCAGGTGTCATGTTCCTCGGGGGTGGACCGTGCGACCTTGTACCCCATCCAGGACACGGCCGGCTTCTTGGTGCCGTCGGCCTTGATGGGCAGGACGCACAGGCCCGCGTCGTGCAGCTCGCGGGCTGCCGCCCGGAGGTCGGTGGGCTGTGTGTCGGTCAACGGTGCTCCCCGTGGTACTGGCTGAGGTGGCGGGCCTTGATGCCGCCGATGAACGCCGAGATGGCAGACGGCTTGATCGGCTCCTCGCGGGGCTTGGGGCACCCCGGGCGGTAGCACTCGTAGCGGGCGCCGATCTTGATCAAGTCGATGACCAGCACGCCGTCGAGTTGCTGCGGGACGGTGGCGCGGCCCGGCGTGTCCCGGGCGCGCGCCGACGTGGCGGTCACTTCCCCGGCCGGGTGGTGCGGGCGTGCCAGGTGTCGACGTCCTCGACGTGGCCGGCCGCGATGGACGCCTGGAAGTCGAGGGCCCGCTGCGCGTCCTCCTCGCGCTGCGCGATCTCCTCACGCAGCTGGAGCAGGGTGATGGCGGGGGCCTGGCCGGTCGGGATGAGGGCCATTCCCGCGCCGTCGGCGGCCCAGATGATGACCGTCTTGGCTAGCCGCTCCGTGTCGACAGCCCGCGACTCATGCACCGTGATGCGGTGCCGGGCGGCGTACTGCTTGAGGTGCTCGCGGCCGAGGGTCTCAGCGACCCAGGCGTAGATGGCCTCGGGCTTGCCGGTGATTCTGATCAGGTCACCGATGGCGTCGAGGCATTCGGCGATGTCAGGGTCCACCAGCTTGGCGGCCTCGATGTTGGCGAGCGCGAGGGCAACCTCGGGCGTGGTGGACGGCGCGGCGGCCATGGGAAGCTCAGACATGAGCGGACCCCGTTCTCTACTTGCTGGCGTGAGTGGGTGCGGACTGCTCGTGCGGCGCCTCCGGCTGGACCCCGGGGGCGCCGTTGCTGTTGGTCGCTGCAGCCGACTGGACCTCGGCAGCAGCGAGCAGGGAGAGGCCGAGGAACTTGACCAGGTCGACCTTGCGGACGCGCTGGGCACGTCCGAACTCGATGACCTCGATGGGGAATTCGCCCTCGCGGATGAGCTTGTAGCCGGTGCCCTCGCTGATGTTCAGCGCGGCGAACGCCTGCTTCACGGGCGGCATCGCCGGAAGGCCCATGACCTGCTCAGGCGTGAGCGGCTCGGTCTTGGTCGTCATGAGGCCTCCCTCGGGGCCTGGACCGGGACGAACACGCGGCCCGCCCGCTCCATGGGGATGAAGAGGACCAGGAGGTCGACGCCGAGCGCGGCGACGATGGCCCTGGCCTTGTCCTCGGGCACCGTCTGCTGGGCGCCGGACATGAGGGCGCCGATCGTTCCGTGGGCTACGCCGGCGGCGGCGGCCAGTTCGCGGCTGGTGATGGACTCACCGGTGCCGGTGCGCTCCATGAGCGTCTTGAGTCGGTCGCTGCTCGCGACCGCGTACATCGTGGGTGGTCCTTGACTCACGTTCACCTCGCTGGACAACTTGTCCCATGAGTAGGACAGCGATGAACGGAGCATCACACAGGCTGAACACTTTGTCCAGCCCATGTGACAGCACTTAGGGTTGCGTAAGTAATTAGTCAATGACTCTCTGCGACCTGGCGGGATCGTCCAACGTGCTGAACAATCCGTTCAGTGGGTGTGATGAACGCCCCAATTGACCTGCCCGTACGTCTCAATGGACGTCACAGGCCCTGAACGGCCCGCATCTCCCCTTGACCACAGGAGTGGCAGGATGACCCCCATGACCCCCCATGACCCGCAGCCGCGCGAAGGTGCGCGCAACCCTGAACGGCGCACGCAACTGGCCGACCTCATCCGGGGCCGGCGCAAAGAGCTGAATGTGGGTCTCAAGGCGTTTGCCGAACGGGCCATCGATCCCGTCACGGGGGTGCAGGTGACACGGGGATGGGTCTACCGACTCGAGCAGGGAGAACCGGTCACGCCACCCGTTTTTGAGGAACTGCGCGCACTTGCTGCGGCCTGTGAACTTCCAGTGGAGACGCTCCAGGATGCGGCTGGCTCACAGTTCCATGGCGTTGACCCCCTCGTGAGCGGATCGACGGAGGCTAAGGCGTATGTGCACAAGCTCGACCGACTCCCTGCCGATCAGCGCGAGCGTCTCTTGCGGCTCATCGACACCCTGGTACCGCCTGACGAAACTGGGTGAATCAAGCCCACCCCCCAAGCATTACTTAGAGTGACGTCCGAGTGCAGACCGTAGAAGTTTGGGGCCCGTGGTGCGATCATGTGCGGACACCTTTGGCAGAAAGGGTGCTGGTCCAACCCGAAAGTCGAACGCATGACCGAATGGGGGAGGCTGCATGGAGTCAACACCACGTCGCCCACGAGTCTGGTACTTCTTCAGTGACGACCTGCCCGATGGCGAGATCCTTGTGCCCATCAAATGTCAGCACGGGCTGGCGTTCGCCGTACGCCCCAACAGCGGGATGGATCAGGTGATGCTGGACCGGCTCAACGAGAACACGGAGTTCGTTCTGGGCGTTGGGCTTGGCATCCTCAACGCGGGGGACGAGGACAAGCCCGACGCTGGGGACGAGCCTGACTCGGGGGACGAGGACGAGCCCCCAGAGCGAGAGGAGTAACCCCGATGCCGTCGGTACGCAGGGCAGGAAGCATCTACAAGCGGTGCGAGTGCCGTGGTGCGGACGGCAAGCTGCTGGGGAACAGCTGTCCCCAGCTGAAGAAGAAGAACCATGGCGCGGCGGCGGTACGGCAGGAACTCCCTCCCGGTGCCGACGGCAAGCGTCGATCCTTTCGTCGAACCGGATACGGAAGCGTCACGGAGGCCCAGGGCGACCTCTCCCGCCTACAGGCCATCCTCGCGCTCCCCGGTGACGACGAAGACGAACAGCGCAGGGTCGGGGATCTGCTCGCGGACATCTCGAAGCGACGCGCCGACATCCCCGAACCATCAGAAGTACAGCGACGCCTCGGCGTCGGCGTCCCCCTCGACGGGAAAGCCACGGTCGCCGAATGGCTCGACCGCTGGATGTCGAAGAAGAAGACGCGCCCCACCACAAACAACGGCTACGCCTCCCACATCCGCGTGCACCTGAAGCCGCGCATCGGACACCTGCGCCTGGATCGGCTCAGCGTCGGGCACGTCCAGGAGATGTTCGACGCGATCGCCGACGAGAGCGACGTAATCCGGGCAGAGAACGAAGCCCGACGCGAACAGGAAGCGCGCTGCAAGTGGTCGAAGCCAGGGCGGCCGCCGGCCACGGAACGGCCGAGGCTCGCCGCAGAGCGCGCGAAGCTCGCCGAGATGAAGCCGTACCGGAAGACGAACACCGTGGCGACGCGGCACGCGATCCGGCGCACTCTGCGCGCTGCCCTCAACAAGGCCATCGCCGAGCAGCTCATCACCTTCAATGCGGCCGCCCACGTCGAACTCGGCTCCAGCGCGCGCCCGAAGGGCCTGCTGTGGACCGACGAGCGGGTGGCCCGCTGGCGTGAGACGGGCAAGCAGCCGTCACCGGTCATGGTGTGGACGCCCGTCCAGCTCGGTGCATTCCTCGACGAGGCCGAGAGCAGCAGGCTGTACGCCGCCTTTCACGTCATCTCGCACCACGGCCTGCGCCGCGGCGAGGCGGTTGGCGCGGACTGGGCGAACGCCCACTTGGAGGCCGCGCAGCCGCGCCTTGATGTCCTCACCGAGCTTGTCGTCGACGGGTGGGAGGTCATCGAGACGGCGCCCAAGACGGACTCGTCGATGTCGTCGGTGATGATCGACCGCGGGACCGTGGCGGTCCTCAAGGAGCACCGCGCCCGCCAGCTACAGGAGCGGGACGCCTGGAACGCGCGGGCCGCCGAGGAGCGGGCGGCGGGCAAACATACAGCGGACTGGGTCGACACGGGCAAGATCTTCGCGGCGGAGGATGGGAGCTGGCTCCATCCCGACGTCGTCAGCAAGGAGTTCAAGCGGATCGTCGAGGCCGCGGGCCTGCCTCCGATCAACCTGCGGGACCTGCGCCATGGCGCGGCAGCGCTTGTGAAGGCCGGCGGCGGAGACGTGCACGACGCCAAGGTGAAATTGCGCCACTCAACGATCACCCTTACCGCGGATACCTACCTCGAACTCTTCACGGAGTACGAGCAGGAGCTGACGGAGAAGGCGGCGGCCGCCGTACCGCGCGCTCGGCGAGGAGACGCCAAGGCCCCCGCCCCGGACGCTGTTCCGGAGTAGGGGCCTTCAGCAGCAGCGCCGCAGCCAGCAGCGCGGATGGTGAACGCCTTCACGGTACGCGCCAGCACTGACAATGACCCCCTTGCGGCGTAGAATCGAGGGACAGGAAAAGGGCCTCTGACCTGCGGGTCGGGGGCCCTTCCTGCTGGCCCCGTGCTGGCCCGAACGCCACGTAAGAGCGCGATACGCGGCGGGGTGAGATGGGGTGAAGGGTGAAGCTGGCCCGCAGCTAACCGGCCCTTGAGCTGCACTACTTGGGGTGCAATGGGGTGAGGTGAAGAGGGCGGGTCACCCTGTCATGGGACCTCATCAGACTTTTAATCCATTGGTTGTGGGTTCGAGTCCCACAGGGCCTACCGGTTGGACCCCAGCTCAGAGGAGGATTGAGCTGGGGTCCTGTCCGTTTTGGCCAGAGTTCATGATCGTCAGCTGGCCCGTAGCTGGCCCGAAAGGTAAGCGGTCATGCTGATCGGACGTCCATGACGGGCTGGCCTTCAACTGGCGTCTACAGCTGGGCAACAGAAGCGAGCGGCCGCCCTTCCGGGCGGCCGCCGCCCTGCCCTCGGCGTCCTCTCCGGGGCCGCTCACGCGGCTCCAACGCCTCCGGCAGGCTCACCTCGTCACCAGGGGCGTGCGCCTCGCTGGTCACGAGTGCCAGAGCGTGGGGGGCGGCAAAGGATTCCTGGCCTCGGATGCCCGCCACGACCTAGATCAAACAATGCATCACTTCTGATGCTGACAGGAGATCATCGCCCCTCCAGCGTGGAGGCGTGCCCGACGATCAGCCCGAGTGGATCCGCCTCGCCTGCCAACGGCAGGGCGAGCGCATCCGTACGGCTCGCGAGCACGCCAACCTGACTCAGGAGAGACTCGCCGAGCAGGTCGACCTCGGACGGTCGACGATCCAGCGGATTGAGGCGGGCGAGGGCATCAAGTACGTTCACCTGCTGCTTGTAGCCAAAGCCCTCGACCTCGAACTGGGCGACTTCGTCCAGTGAGCGGCCCGCCCCCGACGGGGGTCGCGGGGGCGGGCGGTCATCCCGCTGCCGGCGCGATCGGCGCGCACACCGGCAGCGGGGGCTCAAGGGCCTACCCGAGGGGGATGCCGCAGCCGCTGCACTTCCAGCCGTCGGGTGTGGCTATCGGGCTGCCTCCGCAGTTGCACAGGAGGATGCGCAGGACGGCCGCGCTCGGCTGCATGGTCTTCGTCATCGCGTCTCCTTGCCGCGGGCGGTTCGCCACGCCTGCCGGTACTCCTGATACAGGCGGTCGCCGGTCTCGCACGGCGTGTTGAGGCTCCTGCCTTCGTCGTCTGCGGCCGTGCAGGCCGGGCAGCCGGGGTAGTGGTCGAGCAGTGCCTTCCACGCCTGTTCGGTCGTCTCGTGGCTGTGCTGCTGCTCGGTTGTGCGGGATGCCATGGTCAGCTCCCGCTCAGCTGCTCGTAGTGGTCGCATAGCGCGTTGAGGACGCGGGCCAGGCGCCGGGCGTGTCCGATGAGGCCGCCGGTCCTGCTGTTCGGCTGGACCTCCAGGCGGCTGCGCGCCTCCCACACACATTCGAGGATGGCGTACCGGCGGCTGCTGTCCTTGATCCTGCGGGCGGCTGCCTCGACTTCGGGGGCGAGGACCTCGAGGTGCCCGCGTACCGTCGCGGTCAGTGTCTCCAGCTCGGCGCCGGCGGGGGGCAGTGCTTCGGGGACTGCGTCCGGGTCGAGGAGCCGGTTCACGGTCTCGCGCATGGTGGTGATGTCCGGCGGAGCCTGATCCTGCTCTGCCGTTGCGAGGGTTGGCCCGCTACCTTGTGGCACGTCGACTCCTAACCAGTCGGCCATACCCCGGGGCCGTGTCAGCGGTCGCCGGGGCTCGTGATCTGACCACCGTGGTGTGACAGATGGTGTCGACGCGATCCCCCACCGGTAATCTCACCGTGGGATGGGATTCCATCCCGCACGCGATACCGGGGGCCGCACCATGGGAACCGCGCTGGAGCCGATCCGACTGCCCGACTGGGCATGGGAACGAGCCGAGGTACGGCAGTCCCTGAGAGCCCGTGACATAGGCGCCGTGTTCCGGCATGCGCAGCGTTACGCCGGCGCAAGCCAGGCCCGCATCGCCACCGCCACCGGTATGACCCAAGCCCGCGTCTCGGAGATCATGAGCGGGCGCCGGGAGGTGTCGCGGCTGGACGTGTACGAGCGGATCGCCGACGGCCTGCACATGCCCGACGACGCCCGCCACCTCCTCGGGCTGGCCGCCGGCCGGGAGAAGCGGACGGGTGGCGCGGCGTTCGACCTAGCCGCGTTCCCCGAGGTGGTGCGCGTGTTCGCGGCGCAGAACTCGGCGGCCGAGGAGATCCAGCAGCAGGCCCGTGAAGCCACGGAGTTGGACGTGCTTGCCGTGCGTGGCCTCGGCCTGATTGGCCTCAACGATTCGCTCCTGCGCGCTTGTCTGCCGCGCGAGCAGGGCGGCAAGGGCCTCCGTGTCCGGGTTGCTCTCCTGGATCCCGACAGCGACGCACTGGCTCGCCGTGCGGCGGAAATCGGGGAGTCCCCCGAGGCGCTCGCGGGCGGCGTGCGACTCGCCGAGGCGCGGCTTCGGGAGCTCGCGCACGCCGGTGACGTCAGCGTGTGGCGGTACCGGATGCTGCCGACCTGGCGCGTGATCCGCACCGACGGGACGATGTTCGTCGGCGCGTTCGACGCGGGATGGGAAGGCCACGAGTCGGCGCTGTACAAGGTGATGGAGACCCCGCACGGCCCGCTGTACCGGGGGTTCCGCAGGATGTTTCAGGCGGTCATCGACGGCGCTCAGCGCACGGTCTGACGAGGAGGGAACCACTGGTGATCGAGGCGGAGTTGAAGGCCCGCGTGCACGCCCCCGAGCATGTGATGCGGCTGCTCGACGAACGCGCGACGGCCCGGGTTGATGTGTACCGCGACACGTACTACGACCGGCCGGATGGCTCGCTGGAGAAGGGGGACCAGGAGCTGCGGGTGAGGACGGTGCACGGCCCGGACGGGACCCACACGCTCCTCACGTACAAGGATGCCGCCGTCGACGAGGCGTCCGGGTCGAAGCCCGAGCACGAGACCCGTGTCGAGGACGCCGACCAGGCGCACGCCATTCTGCAGGGCCTCGGTCACGTGGTGCTCATCGCGTTCGAGAAGCGGTGCCGGAACTACGACTTCACCGCTCGCGGCCGTAAGATGCTCGCCACGCTGGTGCGGGTGCCGGAGATCGATGGCACCTTCCTGGAAGTCGAGACCCTCGTCAGTGAAGACGATGTGGCCGCCGCCCTCGACGACATCCGCGCGGTGCTCGCCGAGCTCGGTATTGGTGCGGAAGATCTGACACGAGAGACGTACACGGGAGCCGTGGCCGCACAGCGCGGCTGACCCCAGACGCACGAAAGCGGCCCCACCCTCCCGAAGGAGAGTGAGGCCGCGGTCGTTCACGGGTACTGCCGGCGGTACGGGTCGAGGGCCATGGAGAGCAGCCCGCCGTCGTCGGTGGGTTCAGGAGTGGGTGCGCTGTCTCTGCGGCAGACGAGCGCGTCGGGGTCGTCCGGCGGGGGCTGGAGGCTGTAGCCGTCGGGGCAGGTCTGGCCATCCTTGCCGTCGGCGCCGTCGGCGCCGTCGCGTCCATCGCGGCCTGGCGGCCCGCTCGGGCCCGGGACGGTGGAGTCGGCTCCCGCAGGGCCGGGTGGTCCCGACGGGCCGGGGACAGTCGAGTCGGTGCCGTCCTCGCCGTCCTTGCCGGGCGCCCCCGACGGCCCCGTCTTCCCGGGCTCTCCTTGCTCGCCCTGGGGTCCTCGAGGCCCGGGGATGGGTACGGGCACCCGGGTGCGGTCGTCGAGGTCTTCGACGGCCTGGCTCGGGTCGGGGGCCTTCGGTGTCTCACCGGCGGCCTTGACCTGCTCGCGTAGGACGCGGACGTCGGAGGCGAGGACGCTGACCGCTTGGCCGCGCCGGTCGGCTTCGTCGGCGAGCTGGTTGTACCAGGACCAGCCGACGACGGCGAGTCCGGAGAGTGCCAGCAGCCAGCAGAAGACGGCGATCCACCGCCAGCGCCCGGCGAGGGCCCGTTCAGCACGGGTCACAGTGGATCGCCTCCAAGGTCGATGACTTGTCGGCGGAGTTTGGCGATCGTCACGTAGTCCTCGCCCTGCTGCTTGAGCAGCTCGCCGACCCTGGCGTCGCGCGCGGCGAGCTGCGCACGCAGCCCGTCACGCTCTTCCTGAATCTGATCAATCTCCGAGTTCATGCGGGTGGTTGCGAGCTCGCCCCGCTTGCCGAGGTACGCCACCACCGAGCCGGACAGGACCCCAGCGAGCGCGAGTACTGCGCCGATGGTGGTGGCGTCCAAGGTGGCTCCCTACTGGATGCGCGGGGTGTGCTTGGCCTGCCAGCCGGACAGGAACGTGAGGCCGGTGGGTACGAGGGCGATGACGATGGCCTGCAGCCAGGCGGGCAGCGGGTCCAGCAGGGTGCTGTCGGCGGCGATCGAGTTGAGGACGGCGATGACGAGCGAGACGAGGAACGTGGCGGTCGTGGCCGCCTTCACCTTCTTCTCGACAGGCGCGTTGGGCATGGTCAGGAACCCTTCTTCTCCAGCGCGGTGACGCGCTTCTCCAGAGCGGTCAGCCGCTCCTCGACAGTCGGCTTCGGCTTCGGCTCCGGCTTCGGTGTGGGTGTGCTGGGTGACCAGCCGGCCGCATGCTTGAGCCGCTCGACCACGCGCTTACGGATGTCCGGCATGGATACCCCGGGGCCGCGCGGGTCGACCTTTCCGGGCTGCCATTCCTTGTGGCCGATGACGGAGGTGTCGCCGTCCTCGCCCCAGCCGTGCGCCCGGCAGATGGCGGCGGCCGTGCGGACGATCGCCTCGACCTGGACGGCGGGCCACGGGTCCTTGCCGTCGCCGAGGTTCTCGCACTCGAAGCCGTAGAAACGGGCGTTGCCGTCGGTGTTCGCCTCGTTCGCTGCCGGGAGCGGCTTCTCGGCGATGACCGCCTGGAGGACGTCGTCGTCACCCAGCCCGGCGTGGTTGGCGCGGCCGTAGCCGATGAGGTGGACGGTGCCGTCCTTGGCGATGACGCCGTGGCACAGCGGGCCGGGCAGTCCCGAGTAGCCGTCGGTGCAGATCTTGACCGTGTTCGTGGTGCCCTTGGTGACGGTGTGGTGGATCATCACGCCGTGCACGGGCCCCCACGTGCCGTGTCCGGCCCGGTTGTGGGTGCGCCAGTCGCCGTGTTCTTGGACCTTCACGCCTTCGGCGCGCAGCTTCGCCAGGAACGTCGACGGGGTCAGGGGAGTAGCCATCAGACACGCTCCGGCCAGTGCCAGGTGCCGCCCGCGTGGCGGAGGTCGGCGGGTTCCTCGGGTTCGAAGTGGCCGACCGCCTCGTGGAAGAACATGCCCGTCGGGTTCAGGACGGCCACGCCGACGATGTCCGGGTCGTCGCCGACAGCGGTGATGATCGCTGCGCGGCACTGCGTCGTGTAGGCCTGCGTGCCGTCCTCGCGGACCGGGGTGCCGTGGCTGACGTAGTGGACGATCCGCCCGACGGACGGTGTGGGTTGGTTGGCCATGTGGCCTCCAGACATGAGGAAGGCCCCGGCCGTTGGGCGCGGGGCGCGGGGCGGAGCGGGTCAGGCGTTGGGTGTCGCGTACTCGGTGTAGTGCCGGGTCCGTGAGGTTCCGTAGGGCGCGATGGTGAAGTTGTCCCCGCCGTCGCCGATGAAGTCGATGAACTTCTGGAAGATGCCCTCTACGGCGGGGTGGTTGTTGTTGTCGCTGGTGGCCACACAGGTGATGGTGACTCCGTACTCGCCGGCCAGCTCGGCGCTGTGCAAGGTGAGCTTGTATTCGGCCTGTCCGGTCTCGGTCGGGGTTCCGTAGGACATCGTTAGGGCTCCTGGTTGAAGACGACGTGGAGGCGTAGGTTGCGGCCGCTCGCGATGGCCGACCCGTTCGAGGTACGCAGGGTGCAGACGCCGTCCGTGCCGAGGACGAAGCCGCCCGACGATGTTCCGTCGTCCCACGATCCGTTGATGATGGATGCCGAGTTGGGCCGCCACCCGGACGGGACTGTGCAGCACTGGGTGTCGGCGATGTTGCCGCCGGAGATGATGCTGATGCCGCCCCCGGAGTACAGGAGGTACATGTTCAGCTCGACTGTCCCGGCTCGGCGGTTGGCCCAGAAGTTGTTCACCGAAAAGTCGGTGGCGGCGACCAGGCCGGAGGTGGTTTCCGCGTCCAGGGAGTAGTCGTTGAGCCGGTCGGCTGTAATGCGCATTCCGCCGAGCCATACGGTCACCGTCGCCTCCTACATCGCCACGTAGACGGGATTAGCCAGGCTGATCGGCTGGCCGCTGGAATGGGACTTGGTCACGCCGTTGATGGAGCGGGTCACTGTGAACGTCTGTGACGTCGTGGTACCCGTGCAGGCGGTTACCCGCATCACCTCGCCCCCGGTGCGGACGTCGAAGGGGAAATCAGCCGGGTAGGTGGCGGAGTCGATCCACCGGGCCAGGCCCGTCGTGAGGACGTCCACGGCGGTCTCTGAGGCGTCCAGGTCCTCGGCGAGCTCGCAGCCGCCGGTGTCGGCGCGCCCGTAGGTGGTGGAGTCGACGACGCCGGCCGTCCACGGTTCGCCGGGCACGCAGTTGAAGGTGATCAGCCACGCGTCTGGGCCGGCTTCCTCGGTGTATCCGGCGACCAGGACGTCGACGTCGTCGGGGCCGTGGTCGGCGGGCAGGTTCGTGAGCCGGATCTTGTCGCCGACGTCGACACGGAGGATGTCGTCGATGAGGGCGTACACCCGGGAGTTCGCCAGGTTCAGGGTGAGGCGGGCGTAGCGCACCCCGTTGTAGGTGCCGAGGTGCAGCCGCATCCCGGCGACCTGGCGGGCCTGAGCGTCCGTCTCGACGCTGTACGTGTAGGCCTTGTCGTAGCGACCCACCCCGCCGTCCTCCGGGGCCAGAACGGACAGGGCGCCCTCTTCGAGGACCTCCCTGGCGGGCACCGATCCGAACTCCCGCTTCACCGAGATGTCGTTCTCGGTGAGCTTGTCGTCATCGACCGGCTTGAAGGGCGGGGAGATGAGGCCGGCGGAGTAGTCCAAGGTGAGCGCGGGCGTCTGGTTCCACAGCGTCGACTGACCGCGGTGGATGACCTCGGCCCGGTCCCGGGCGTCCAGCAGGTAGCCGAAGTTCGTGCGGGAGGCTTCGTTCATCAGCTCCAGCAGCTTCTTCTGCCCCTGGATGCCCATGGGCTGCTGGAACACGCTCTCCCCGGCGACCGTGGCCGCGTAGCCGTTCTCGGCGGCCAGGCGCTCGATGCGGGCGCCGGCCTTCTCGCCCTGGAAGCCGGTTGCGGCGTCCCAGATATCGGCGGCAGTCGGCCCGGTGCCGTCCCAGTAGGTGATGTAGCCCAGCTGCTCATCGGTCTTCTCGACGCCGACAGGGCTCAGGCTCCAGGCGAACAAGATGGTCCGTACCGCCTTGACGACGATGCCGCTCAGTGTGCCCGAGGCTGCCGATGCGCCGTCGACGTAGACGGCCCACGTGGTGTCCGTGGCGCCGGGATCCACGCTGAAGCGGACGTGATGCATCTTCCCGTCGAAGACGCCCGGGCTGGTCACGTCGGCGATCTGAGTGAACGATGAGGACGTGTCGCCTCGCGAGAACCGGTACACGGCGATGCTGTCCAGCTCCTCATCGGCGGAGATCTGGAAGTAGACCAGGTTGTCGGTGTCGGTTCCCGCGCCACGGTCGCTGATCTCCATCGTGCCGAAGTCGCCTTCGCCACCGGCCTTGAAGAAGTAGTCCACCGACCATGCGGCGGCCGCTGAGGTGCTGTTCGGTACGCCGCCGGAGATGTTGCCATGGCTGCCCCTTTTGAGGGTGACGACCGGCTCAAGCCAGTCGGCCAGCGACTGGCTGGCCCACTCCGGCGTGACCTGCCCCAACGTCAGCTGAACGACCATGTCCTGGCCGCCGACCAGGCTGGAGCCGCCCCGGTTGTCGGTTTCCTCGCCGTCGGTGAGCGGCCAGCACTCGATCGGCTGGTTCGCCTTGATGTACCTGAGCAGGGCGGAGTCGACGGGCTTGTTGCCGGCGTCCATGCGGCGGGTGACGCCGGCCGGGGTGATGCTGACGTAGTTGTCGTTGCCTGACAGGTCCCGGGTGGGCGGCCAGGCGGGCACCTCCCCGGACATGCGGATGTGCTTGTTGGTGAGGGTGGCGCCGCCCGCCACGGTCCACGTCTCGCCGGTGGCCCCGGTGAAGGACGTGCCGCCGGCCGTGCCCGCGGACACCGCCATGTCCACCACCTTGGTTCCGGCGATGCCGCTGCGCAGCTGGAAGGCGTACAGCTTCCCGTTCAGGCCGGGATCCGTCAGGCTCGCGATGTCGCCGAGTTCGATACCGGCGGTGCCGTCGAACACCGCGGTCGTCGAGGCGCCGGTGATCGGGTCGCCGAGGAGGTGCCATTCGGTGTCGTCGACCGTGCGCCCGGTGTAGAAGCGCAGTTCGTAGCCGCCCGCCCCGTTGTTCACGTCGAGGGTGACGCGCAGGGCCAGGCGCTGCCCGTTGTACGCCGCGATCGGGATGGTGGAGAACTGGGCGATCCGGCTGGCAAGGGTTCCGTCCGGGGACCACAGGAACTGCGCCTGGCCCGTGCCCGCGATGGCCAGCGCCCAGCTTCGGTTGTCCCCGGTGACCGTGTAGCGGCCGGCCAGCTCGCACTGTGCCGTCCAGTCCTCCAGGGCGACGTCGATGCGCAGGTCCAGGTCGGTGACGGCCAGCACGGCGGCGTCCGGCGTGGACAGCTTGTCGCCGGTGGCCCCTCCCATCTGAGCCCACGGCGAGCCGACCGTGTAGCCCATACGGAAACCGGTGTTGCGGCCGATCAGCCCGTGCAGGTCCGACTCGGGGTTGCGGGGCGCGTACCGGTTGTCGCGGCTGTTCAGGATGCACTCGGCCTGTGTCGGCTCCGCGACGGAGGACGACTCCGAGGACAGGCCCCGGGTGACGGTCAGCGTCTGCGTGGCGCGCACGTCGCGGCTGATGTCGTTCCAGGTCCCGCTGTAGAAGAGGTCGGCCCAGATGGGCGGGGGCAGGCTTGGCATCAGTCACCTCCGGCGTACTTGACGATGTCGCCTCCGGCCTTCACCCGGACGTCCTCCTGAAGGAACTCGCGGAAGCCGCCCCCGTTGATCTGGAGGATGATCGGCTGGCCGCCGCCCTGCATGTTCAGCAGGCCCTGGAGCTTGCTCAGGGGAAGCACGGCTTCCTGCTCCCGGCCTTCACCGATCATGGCCAGGGTCGGCCCGGTAGTGACACCGCCCTCGGCGAGGTAGGGGATGTAGGGAATGAAGCCGATGTCGACGCCAGGGATGCGGTTGGCTCCGCTGATCAGGACGTTGACGCCGTAGATGCCGTCGTTGAGCAGGCCGATGATTCCGTTGAGCGCCCCCTTCAGGCCGGAGACGACGCCGTCCCACATGCCCCTGAAGAAGCCCTTGATCTTGTCGACCCAGCCGGAGATCGTTCGCCCGATGTTGCGCCACTGGGTCGAGACCCAGTCGGTGATCGCACCCCAGTTCTTGATGATGATGCCCAGCGGGGTGAAGGTGAAGAAGATCGTCTTGACCATTCCGACAGCCCAGTTGAACAGGCCGACGACGTCGTCCCACAGACCCTTGAGCCAGTCCCACACGGCATTCCAGATCTTGATGGTCCACGCCTTGACGGTGTCCCAGTTCGCGATGATCAGGGCGACCAGGCCGACCACCGCGGCGATGATGAGCACGATCGGCCCCATCGCGATCAGCCATGCCGCCGCCATCCGCGCGGCGTTGACCAGGGATTGCACGGTCATGGTGACCCAGGCGGAAACCCACGCGAATGCAGTCGTTGCCGCGGTAGTGACGGCGGTCGCAGCAGTCGTCAGCATCCCCCCGCCGAGGAGCGCGAACGTTCCCACCAAGCCGAACACGACGGTGCTGATCTGCGAGATGACGCCGAACCAGCCGTCCATGATGCTCGATGACTGCACATTGCGCTGCGCCTCGTTGAGATCCAGCTGCGCGTTCTTGGCATCGACGACTGCCTGCTTGCCGTCGATCTGAGCCTGGTTGTAGTCCTCGGTCGCCTGCTTGCCGTCGAGCTTGGCCTGCTTGGCGTCGGCGTCCGCCTGCTTCAGGTCGATGGCCGCCTGCTGGGCCTCCAGCGAGTCGGCCCCGTACTCCTTGACGGCGTCGTTGTAGTCCTTCTGCGCCGTCTTCTGGTCGAGCAGAGCCTGCTCGAGGTCGATGCCGGCCTGTACCCCGTCGACCTTTGCCTGGTTGGCGTCGAGCTGAGCCTGGCGTCCGTCCTGGTTCGCCTGCTTCAGGTCGAGCGCCGCCTGGGCCACGTCGTTTTCCGCGCGGGCCAGGGTGTCGGCGGCACGGTCGCCGATATTCCACAGGTCGACAGCCTGACCGACGATGTCGGTCATGCTGGCGAAACCGGCGCTCGCCGCGAGGGCGCCGGCGCCGAGACCGGCCATCCGGTTGTCGGTGTCCTGTGCGGCGTTCGACGCCCCGTCCAGGTCGCTGCCGGCCGCGTCTGCCGCGCTGCCCAGATCGTCCAGGCTGGCGGTGGCGTCGTTGATCGTCGCGGACGTGTTGCCCATGTCCGCGGCGATCTCAACTGTCACGTCGGACATGCTCTTCACCCCCCATCGACCTGTTGATGCCGCGGATGGCCGCCAGCATTTCCTGCGGCCCCTTCCGCTCGATGCCGTAGGGCAGCAGGAAGTCCTGCGGCGTGAATCGCTTGCCGCCCTTGCCCCGGTTGGCATTGGCGATGGTGGCCGCGATGGTGGCCGCCTGAATGTCCTGCCGGCGCCTGCCGAGCGGACCGGTGATCCTCTCGAACGCCATCCACTCGGTCAGCTCGGCCGAACCCAGCCGGGAGTCCAGGTCGGCCACCGTCATCCCGAGGTGCTCTGCTAGGCGGAAACGGAAGAGCCGCTCTGGGCGGCGTCGGAGTTTCCCTCTGCTTCCTTCACAGCGAACCGGCCCATGCGCGAAAGCTCCTGGACCTTGGCTGCCAGCCGCTCGATCACCGCGCCGGACTTCTTGCTCAGCTCGCCGATCTCCTTGTTGGAGTAGAGCCGCTCGAAGTTCTCGTCCACCATTCCGAAGGCGACGAGCTTCTCTCGGTACGTCTTGAGCGACTCGATCCGCAGCTGCGGGCTCTGTCCGTTGGCGACGACGCTGCCGGCCTCGATGTAGCCCCGGTCGGCGGCCGTCAGCTCCATGAGCCGGACCATTGCGCCCTCGCCCCACTCGGGCACGGGCACGTCCTCCCACGTGCGGTCGACGGCGGAGTTGATCTGCGCCTTCGTCAGTAGTGCCATGGTGCGTCTTCCCCGTTCTCGTCAGGCGCCGGTCGCGGTCAGGACAGGCTTGCCGGAGATCTTGAAGGTGACCTCTCGGGCCATCTTGTCGTCGAGCGGGAACTCATCGCCGATGTCACTGATGCCGGCGGAGAACTCCCAGGTGTGCTCGTCCGTTTCGCCCGGCAGGATGACGATCTGGTAGTCGCGCAGGTCGTCCTCTTCGAAGTCGTCGTCGAGGGCCTGGTGGGTGGTCTCCCCGGGCCGGTAGTTGATGGTGACGGTGACGTCGCCGCCGTCCTTCATGCCCTTGGCGAACTCGCGGTACTTGTTCGGGGAGTCGTGCGCGGACACGTCGATCATGTTGCGGGTGCGGGAGGGGCCCGACAGGTCCTCCACACTCGCGATCGTCACGAACACGCCGCTGCCCGTGGAGTCCCGCTTGAGCTGTGTCCCGGTTGCGTCTTCACCAGCCATGGCCGGTTCACTTCCCTTCTGGTGTTGGGCCGTTCACGGGTCAGGGCTGTACCTCGGTCAGCACCCGGAACGAGATCGGTACGTGTCGGATGTCGCCCGGCGGTTCCGGATCGGTCAGCGTCTGCTGCGACACGAAATAGGTGGCCACATGCCGGTGCCCGGCGATCGTCAGCGGCCGGTGCTCCAGCAGCGCCCGCAGCCGCGACGCGATCACGCGGGCCTGGTGGTAGCCGCGGTACTGCGACCACACATGCAGCGTGATCACGGTCTGCGAGCCGTGGCTGTCGTGGCTGTTGTCCGGCGTCTCGACGGACTCGCCGAGCACCACGTAGGGGTAAGGCTGCTTCTCCGCCACCCAGTCGAACACGCCCTGGATCAGGGCCATCAGCTCGGCGTCGGCCTTCAGCAGCGCGAGGACCGCGGCCTGCACGGGGCCGTCGGCGGAGGCGGACACGGGCATGCTCACCGCAGGGCCCGCCGTACTTCTTCCGTCAGCCGGGCGGCAAGGCGGCCCCGTTCCCGCTCCAGCGCCGGATACAGCGACGGCTGCGCGGGCCGCCTGCGGGTACCGAACTCGATATAGGTGGCGTAGGAGTTCTCGGGGCCGAACCAGCCGACATCCGCGACCAGGCCACCCTCGCGGAACCGGATGTCGACGGCGTCCTTGAGGTGGTGACTGTCGCCGCCCCTGGTGTCGACCGGCACGTTGCGCTTGACGTCGTCGCGTACCGCCTCGGCCGACTCCTTCACAGCCTCCACCACGGAATCCTTGATCTGGTCGGGCAGACCCTGAAGGCGTTCCTTTGTCCGGGCGATGCCGGTGACCCTTACCCCGCTGCGCGCCATCGCCGTCACCTCCTGCTGAGCTGCTTGCGGATGATGTGCAGTTCGCCGGCGACGGCGAGCAGTGCCCACGCGATGGCCTGCGGCACGTCGACGTCCACATGCCCCATCCCAAGGAGCCGCTCGGCCTCGCGCCTGCACTCGTGCGGTTGCGCCCGCGGCAGCCTGCCGTCGTCCCCCTCCATCACGAGCCCAGCTCGAACGCGGCCACCGTCAGCGAGGTGACGCCGGAGTAGGTGATGGCCGCGCGGCCGTTCGCGCCGCGGAACACGTTGGCGAGCGGGATCAGCGCGTGGTCCCCGGCGGCGACCGCGACGGCTGTGTCGGCGATAGCGAGGCCGGAGACCGTGCCCGGCGTCGCGACGGTCACCGTGAGCGAGCCGCCCGAGCCGTTGTTGACGTACAGGAAGCGGCCGGAGCCGACTGGCGCAGTGTCACCGCCGCCCGCCGCGGCGACGGCCTGAGCGGCGGCGTCGGCGATACCGGTGGCGACCGGCACCGTGATGAGGCTGAGGTCAGCCATCGGGTTCACCCTCTCCTTGAGTCAGTTCGACAAGGGCCTTGCTGTAGACGGGGGTGGAAGGCTGCACGACCGACTGCACCCGGAACACCTGGGCGCTGCCGAGGGCATCAGTGCCGCGCAGCTCGTCGCCGCGGCGCACGTCCGCGTTCGGCAGCAGGTAGATGTCGTGGGAGTGCCGGGACACGGTCTGTGCGGCGACCATCCGCTCGGTGGGGGAGGGCTGGTCGACCTTCGCCCGCACCGTGCCCTGCAGCACCATCTGAGTGGTCTGCCCGCCATGACCGTCGTCGGCGCTCTCCTGCCGGTACACCGACAACTGCCGGTTCAGGTAGCGGCCGATGCTGCCGCGGCCCCTCACCGGAACCTCACCAGGACAGCGCCCCCACCGAAGCGGGCGGCCAGCCGCTCGCGCAGGTAGTCCGGGAGCTCCATCGTGGTGATCAGCCCGGAGTCTCCGTAGGTGACGGAGTAGTCGCCGATCCGCTCCGAGCGGATATCGGCAGCAGCCAGACCGGCGCCCTCAGGGTCGGCCCGGTAGTCGGCCAGCGCGGTCGCCGTGATCCGGCACACCAGGTCGACGATGTCCGAGGGCACCGTCGCCAGGCCGTGCGTCTGCACGACCTCGACCTCCGACGGGCCGCAGCCAGGCGACCAGCCGCACGCCCGCCACAGCCGGTTGGAGCGCAGCCGCCAGTCCGTGACCGCCTCGCCGTCCAGCTCGACCGAGGCGACCGACAGGATCGGCAGCCCCGGCAGAGTCAGCCACTCGGACGCCGGCCCCTCGAGGACGACGGTCGAAGTGGTCTGCGAGATAGGAACCCCGGCAGCCTCCCGGACCGCGGTAGAGGAAACGTCGAGGTAGGTCTCCGCGACGGTCTCTTCCTCCGCGGTCACGGTCAGGCCGCGCGCGGCGAGGTCGGCGAGAGTCGCCAGGGGATCGAGCGCCATGGCCATCCCCCCTTTCTGGTCAGCTGACCATGGCGATCAGATCGTCCTTGGTGTACGCCTCGGCGTCCTCGCGGGACAGCAGGCCCTTACGGACGATGTGGTCGATCCACTCCGACTTCGGGGCGTCCTCGCCCGGGCGCCCGTCGCTGGGCGCCACAGGGGCGGGCTTTTCAGGCAGCTCCTGCAACTGCGCCTTGGTCATCGCCTCGGCCTCCGCCTCGGGCAGGGAGTGCACGGCCATGGCCCACAGGACCCAGTCGTCCTTGCCCGCCCGCGCGCCCGGGCGCGGAACACTGCCCTCGGTGAGAGCACTGCCCTGCTCGGCCGCCCGCGCGGGCGCCGGGGCGGCGCCGGAGTAGGGGGAGCCATCCCGGTTGACGCGCTTGATCTGGCCCTTGGCGAGCCGCTCCGCGATTGCCTCGGGCAGGGGCAGGTCCATCGCGAAGATGCCCCCGCCCTCTCCACGCACGTAGATCGTCTCGGCCATGTCAGGTGTTCCTCGCGACCTTCAGGACGGTGACCGTGCCCGTCGTGGTCGTTGACTCGAAGAGCATCGAGCCGTCCGACTGCACGAACCGGCCGGACTCGAACGGGCCGATGAACTCCGCCGTCCCGAACGCCACGCTGACCGCCAGGTCGCCCTGCCCCGCGGCGAGCGCCGGCGGGTGGTCGCCCGCCTTCACCGTGAACGTCAGCGCGGTGTCGTCGTCGGTGTTCGTCACCCGCAGCACGGTCAGTTCCGGGAAGGCGTCGGCCAGCTGCATGTTGTTCGTCGGCGCGGCCACGAGCGTCGTGCCGGCGGGCTGGGTGACGTTGTCGTTCGCCACCAGGTTCGTGTAACTGAGCTGCGTTGTCGCCATGGTTCAGGTCTCCGATCAGGCGGCGGGGTTGATGAACGCGGCGGCCAGGTGGTCCGGGCGGATGACCTTCGCTCCATACAGGGCCAGACCCTTGACCGCGTCCTCGAAGGAGTTCTCCGGGCGGTAGGCCTCGGTCTTGTTGATCTGCTCGGCGAAGGTGACGGCCGCCTTCACACCGGCCTGGACGACCGTGGTGTCCCCGGTCGGTACGGGGCAGTTGTTCGACTCGTAGATGTCGAAGCCGGCCGCCCGGCCGACGAACCCGTTGCGCAGGCCCTGGTCCGTGCCCGCCGCGTCGGCCTTCACGAACCGGTCGTCCTTGAGCAGCGACGCGTAGAACTCCGCCGGCACGATGACGTACCGGCCCATCTTCGGCACGTTCGCCTTGGACAGCTTCGTGCGCAGCGGCACCAGGACCTCGTCGTAGGCGTCCGTCGGCGTGGTGTACGTGTCGATCGGCGAGCCGACCACGTTGAGGAAGTTGTCGGACTGGATCTGCGTGTACAGCCCGGCCACGTACTGGTCGATCGTGTCGGCGAGCGCGTAGGCGGCCTCGCTCATCGCCTGCGGGATCAGGTCCTTCTTGGCCTGCCGCTTGTCGACGTCGTCGATCGCGAACGCCCAATACTTCGACTGGTCCACCAGCAGCGTGCGCTGACCGGTGGTCAGGTTCTCCGGCGTGATCGTCGTCGATCCGGGGGTGTAGGTGCCGATCGACGGCCGGGACACCGACGTGATGCGGACGGTGTCGCCCGCCTCGGCGATCTCGCCCTCGTAGTCGCGGTTGACGACGGTGGGGCTCGCGTAGATGAGCTCCTTGCGGGTCGCGACGAGCAGTCGCGAGCTCCAGATTTCGGGAACGAAGTTCCGCACGGTCATGGGTGTGCCTCCTGGCTACTTGCCGCCCATGAGGTCGTCGAGCCGCCCGTCGATACGGGCCTGTTCGATCGCCTCCGCGGTCATGGATTTCAGGTCCTGCTGGGTGAGCTGCTTCGGCCGGGACGCCTTGCGCGCCGCTCCGCCGTCGCCGGTGCCCTGGAACCTCGGTTTGGCCGTTGCGGCTGCCAGGTAGGGCTTGGACTTGAGGAGATCCGTGATGGCCTCCTCGATCTCCTCGGGGTCGATCTCGCCGTCCTCGCCGACCTCGAACTGGTCGAGGTCGAGGAACGTCATCGCATCCTTCGGATCCGCGAGACGACCCTTGGCCGCCGCACGGATCTCGGCCTTGAGGATGCGGCTGTTGGCCTTGGCCATCGCGTCGGCCTCCGCCTTGCGGCGGGCCTGCTCGGCGTCGTCAGCGCCGTCCTTCTCCGCCAGGCGCTGTTCCAGCTCGCGGCGCTTGTCGCGCTCACTGCGCCACTTGCCCTTCATGGTGGCGAGCGCGCGCTTGCCCGGGTCGCCGAGCTGGTCGGCGCCCTCGGGGTCGGCGTCGTCGTCTCCGCCGCTGGTGTCGTCGGCCTGGTCGTCGCCGTCGTCCTGACCGTCGGCGTCCGCCGGGTCGCTGTCGCCGCCGTCGGCGTCGTCGTCCTGGTCGTCGTCGGCGGCGCCGCCGAGGATCGGCCAGACCGGGTACAGCTGGTCGTCGTCCTCGCCGGGGCGGGCCTTGCGCCAGCCGAGCGCGCGGACGCCCGTGCGCGGGTGTACGGGCAGGGGTGAGTACATGATGTGTCTCCCATTGCGGGGTGAAGGACCGGGCGTTGCGCACGGTCAGATTCAGGCGATGAAGCCGTGCCGGGTCAGCAGCCGCACGGCGTGCTCGCGGTTGTCGGCGATCCGGTAGATCTCCTCCGGCATCAGCCGCGGCGTCTGCGAGACGCGGTAGCGCTGGCCGGGCACCTTCTGAAGGTTCTTCAGGCGCCGCCCTGCGAAGCCGCGTGAGGTGATGCCCTCCGAGGTGGCCTGCACCCGGCGGCCGAACACGGTCGCCGACGTCATGCCGCGGCGGGCGTTGACGACCTGCGCGATGTCCGCACCGTCCTCGATCGCCTTCGCGCCCGCGTCGCCGAACGTCTTGCGCCGCTCGGCGGCCGGCATCGCGTCGAAGACCGCTTTCGGGTCCGTGGCGGTCGGCCGGTGGTCGGCCGTGACCGGGTCCATCGAGCATTTGCACTTCGGGTGCCGCTGGAACGCCCGGGACACCGACGACTCGACGCCGGCGAGGATGACGCACCTTGAGCAGGCGCCGCCCTCGACCACCCGCACGTAGGACTTGATGGCCGGCCTCGACACCATGGCGACCTGGTCCGCGGCCCGGCCAGCGTCCGCCACCGCCGTCTGCACGATGACGTCCAGGAGGGCCTGCCCGCTGAACATCGCCTGCGCGATGGGCCTGCCCGCCGTGACCAGGCGCAGCGCGGCCCACATCGGAGCCATCAGCACAGCTGCGAGCGGCCGCCCTCCGCCGTCCACACCGGCCAGCGCCGCAGGTACCAGCCGTCCGGACTCGGGCCGGTCCGGATCGTCGCCGAGGAGTTCCTCAAGCCACGGCTCGGCGCCGCGCGCGGCGGCCAGCTGCCCGGCGGCGACGAGCGCCACGATGCGGGTAAGCAGACCGAGCCACGACGTGTAGATGTTGTCGCGGTCGAGGTCGTGCCACACACTGCGGGCCGCGCGCCCGGTCGCCTCGACGAGCCGGGCCCGGGCCTCCATGTGCGCGACCGCGTCCGGGGTCGGGCTCACGCCGCAGCCTCCTCGGCATCCGCGTCCTCCAGCTCATCCGGTTCCTCGACCTCCGCCCCCGGGACGTCGGCGCCGGGCGGCTCGGGCGCCCCCGCGGTCAGGGTGCGGGTGATCTCGGCGACCGGGTCCATCTCCATCTCCCGCTCCCGCATCGTCACCACGTCGGCCACCTCCGTCGGCGTCAGCCCGTAGCGCAGGGCCAGCCACTCGAAGGGGAACCCGAGCTGCTTCAGCTTCAGCAGCGCATCGGCCATCTGCGCGTGGCTGCGGGACTCGGTGTCCGCCCACAGCACCCGGCCCGAACGCAGCGCCTGAGCCTTCGCGTCCTCACCCTTGGCGAGCGCGATCAGCCGGCCCACCTCACGCAGGCCTTGCCCGTACCAAAGGATCTTCTCGTCGCAGCGTTTGACGAGGCCGGTCTCCGCCGCGAGCAGCGCGCCCTCGGCGAGGTTGGCCATCTTCCCGATCAGGTAGTGCTGCGGGGTGCGGGACTGCGCGGCCAGGTGGCCGACGGCGACCTCCAGGATCCCGGTGTACATGGCCAGGTTCGCGGCCGGCCACGAGTCGATCCGAGCGTCCTTGCCGGTGATCCATGCGACCCGGTCCACCATGAACTTGTCGAGGTCGACGGGCTGCTGACCGATGATCTCGCCCGCACTGTTCAGCTTCGGGATCATCGGGCGTTCGGCACCCATGACCACGCGCTGAGGGAACGACGCCGCGTCGCTCGCGGTGAACAACTGCGCCCACACCAGGTTGATCGCGTCCTGCATCGCGACGACGCCGCCGACATCGCTGATCGGATCCTCAACCAGCATCGGCTTGTTGGGGAGCTCCACCATCGGCACGACACCCATCGGGTTGGGCTGCGGGTTCGGCTCGTCGCCCATCTCCCGCGGCTGCCACCGCTTCAGCTCCTCGTCGACGTCCGCCATCTGCGGGGACTTGTCCTGCTGCGCGAGCGGGCGGCAGAACTTCCACACCTCGTTCTTCAGGTACAGCGTGGCGTAGTCCTGGTTACCGTCCTGCCACCGCTTCAGCGCCGCCCTGCGGTTCCGGCGCGAGCCGGGTTCGTAGGCGACGATCGACTGCGACGCGTCCTCGAACGTGACGACGGGCATGTCCGGGTCGTCGGGATCGCCCCACACCAGCACGAAACACCGAGCCCCGGTCACCGCGCCGAGGAACCCCAGCTGGCTGTCGGCGTCGAGACCGTTGACCTGCCACACCCGCCACAGATCCTTGTCCGCCTCCGTCTCGCCGTCGGCGAGGAACCCCGTCACGGTCAGCCGCTCGACCGGGGAGTCGGCGACGACCTGCGTCCAGTTGTCGCTGAAGTCCTTGTAACGCGCCCCGTGGAACTTCGCGAACTCCGCTGACGCGAACTTCAGCGGGTGGTCGCCCCGGTAATAGGCGTTGTACCGGTCGATCGGACCGCGCCGGCGGATCAGTTCGTTCTCCAGCAGCGCCACCAGCTGGAGAGCCTGCCCCTCCGTAGCCATCAGGCCCTCCTCAACCGCCGTAGTAGTAGGACACGGTGCGCTCGGCCAGGCCCGCGGCGATGACGTCGCCCAGCGCCTCGTGCGCCAGGACGCTGGTGACCGTGGCGTCGATCTTCTGGACGGGGCTTGCCTTACGCAGGACGTACCGGTCCATCGGCCGCGCGGCCGCGCGGGTGTTCTCGATGTGCGACTGCGTGATCGGGCACCCGTCATGGGTGAATGCCCACCCCTTGCTGTTGCGCTTGAGGACGTCCGTCTTCAGCCGCTCACACGCCGCGTGCATCTGAACGATGCGGCGCGTATGCCAGCGGATCACCCGCTCCTCGCCGTACTCGTCAACCCACTCGTCGACCTCGCTCTCCCAGTACGGCGGATCCGCGTACAGCCGCACCACGTCGTACCGGCGCATCACCTGGTCCAACGCCGCCCGCACTTCGGCGCGCGGCACCTGGCCGTCATAGTCGGCGGGGTTCCAGATCGTCGGCGCATCCTCCGGCCCGTACAGCGGCGTGAACTGGTAGCCGTCCATCGTCTCTGCGCGGATCGCGGTCCAGTCGTCCACGTCCGAGCCGTCGAAGCCGAGGACGATCCGCGTGCCCGGCGGCACGCGCCGCCGCTTCGCCCTGGCCGCCCACTTCGCGCCGTCCAGCCAGGACGCCGTACCGGCCACACACCGGTTCCCGAAGAACCGCTCAGCCTGCGCCGGATCCTTCTCCATGATCTCGGACGCCTCGGCCTCGATGGCGTCGAGGTCGACGTGCGACGAGCCCGCATACACCACAGCGTGGATCTTCCGGCGGTCCCGCTTGTTGCTGTACGACAGCGACTTCGGCGCCTCAGGGTGGTACTTGAAAATGTCCTTCGCCTTGGCCTCATGCGTCGTCTGCGCGACCGAGGCCTCGGACGGATCCCACCCGTTCGTCGTCTCCATCGACCGGCCGCCCATACCGGCCGCGCCCCGGCGCTGACTCTCGGCGGTCTTCCGCAACTTGTTCGCCGCCGTGTACAGCCCGGACTCGTCCTGCAGGGCGAAGACGATTGGGTTGCCCAGCCGCGACAGCGCGGACGACGTCACCGTCTCGATCTTCCCGTCATCGCCGACCCGGGTGAACTCCTCGCCCACCTTCATCAACTCGCCGAGCGGGCCCCTCTTCACCATCGACTGAAGCGGCCGGTACACGTTGTCGACCTGCGACTCCGACGTGGCCATCAACTGGATCAGCGGAGTCGGCCACGGCGTCCCCATGGGGTCACCCGGCTCGTACTCGTACCACCAGCCGCACCCACATCCATGATCCGAGCACCGGTACCGCTCGCCGCCGCGCGCCCACCCGTCGAACACGACCGGGCCGGCCGCCTCAGCAAGGACGATCGTCGCCGACCACGGACCCTTGCCCGTCTTCTGCGGAGCCACGATCTGACTGCGCCGGTAGTGGAACGCAGAGGCGAACCGACGCTCACCATTCTCCCGGTACGGATCAACGCCGGGCTTCACCCGGTAGTGGTTGGCCGTGCACCACAGCTGCCACGGGTACAGCTGCATGTCCTCGCCCGCACGGAAACCGTCCGGAACCGGGCAGTGGTGTTCGATCCAGTCCGGAACGATCCACAGGGTCGGGAAGTCGACGACGAACTCGGGCCCGGCGTCAGGCCCCTTCGCCACTGGGCACGACCTTCAGCCGGTCACGGGCCGACGGGCGCCGCACGGCCGGGGCCGCGGTCTCCGGCGCTCCCTCATCCTCGCCCTCCAGCGCGGGGGCGACCTTCCACCGGTTGCGGTTCATACCCGCCACGCTCAGCCCGAGCGAGTCGAGGTACCCGCGCACCATCTTCTTCACGTCCACCCGCCCGTCGGCCCGCTCGGCCTCAGCGAGCGTCCGCGCGAACAGGGCAACCTCGAGCTCCTGCCCCATGTCCTCCCACGCCACGGCCTGAGGCTTCGCCCACAGGTCCTCCCACAGGTCCAGCTCACGGTCGGACGGGGTCGTCAGCGGCCACTCGGGCGCCGGCTCGCCGCGGCCCTCGGCGGGCAGCGTCCGCCACCCGCCCTTGTCCTGGGACCTCGTGCTGCGCAGCGACCTCGGGTCCGGCGGCGGCCCGGAGACCGCGCGCGCTCCACCACGGGGCATGTCGATCACTCCTTCAACGCGCTGCATTGCGCAGCACCAAGCCGTCACCTTGCGTGACAAGCGGGGACCCTCTGAACCCGACGGACCAGGCAGCGCCCTCCCCCGCGCTGTTCACCCCCACGCCGGCCGGGGGTCACCCCCCTGGGTCCGATCACCCGGCGTGATCGTCAGCCCATGGGAAGAGGCCTTTGCCGATCACCTCGCTGGTGATGAACCCCAGGCAGTCGTCCTCGGTGCGGAACCAGATGCCCAGCCTGACCTGGTGGCCTGGCAGTTGGAGGACGGGCTGCCATGGGAAGTCAGGGTTGGGCACCTCTGTGTCGTCGCCCTCGTCGCAGCCGAACCATCCCGTGTTGTCCATGCCCTCATGTTCCCCAGGTTTCGGCTGCGGTTTTGCGGGAGTGGTGGCGTTTGCTCATGGCTTGCCAGTTGGTGGGGTCGAAGCCTCTCGGTCCGAGTGGTCCGAGGCCGTCGATGTGGTCGACCTCGGTTGCGAGGTCGCGCTGTAGCAGGGGGAGGGCTGTGCACTCGGGGCACTCGCACCAGGGATGGTCACGTAGGTACTCGGCGCTGGCCTTGCGCCATGCCGTGTTGTAGCCGCGCTGGGTGGGCTGGGGTCTGGCTGCTCTGGCTTTGGCCTGGCAGGTGGGGCAGCGTCCTGCTGGGGTGAGGGTGGGGCAGCCTGGTGTGGGGCAGACCTGCATGGCCTTGCGTGGCATGGATCTACGTGCGTGCCCTGGTGGCTCGACGGACGTCAGCGGCCTGGCGAGTTAGGGCTTCCGCTCGCAGGGTGGCACTCTGCGCCTGGCGCGCGTAGCGGTCGGACCGGACGGCGTTGATGACGGTGCTGATGGCAGCGAGAACCGTGAGTACAGCGAGGATGAGGCTCATTGCTATCTCCTGTCAGGGGCAGTTGATCGCCAGGTGTGGCGGGCTGCCCGGGTGTTGGGGCACCCGGGCAACCGCTCCCCTCCACCCCCGCACCGGGGTGGTTGTGAGTGCGGGGCCGCCGGAGTCTCAACGCCTCGCGGCAGGACTTACGCCGCTCAGGGCTCCCTGCCAGGCGCTGCGCCAGAGCAGCGGACGCGGCCCCGCACGCTGGCACGACGAAGCCCCAGCCGGTGAGCAGTCGGCTGGGGCTTCGTGTGCGTCTGTGGTGCCGGTTGAGGGCACAGGTGTTCACCGGGATCGTCACACAGTGTCTGACCTGCGGTCAAGCGGATGCGCGTTGTCGGCGTTGTGCGGCGACTGCGGCGACGTCGGCGATGGCGTAGTACGGGTATCGGTCGGTGCCACCGGATCGCTTGAGTCTGCCCCGGTAGACGAGGTTGCGGAGGGCGCCCGCACTGATGCCGCCGAGGGCCTGGCGGGTCTGTTCGGCGGTGAGGTGGCCGTAGCGGATGGGCTGGTCCATGCCCCCATGGTGCCGCTGCTCGGGTCAGGGCTGCAGTTCGCGGGTGCGGCGCCATCCGTCCTCGACTTCGGCGCGGCACCAGTCGCCTGCGGCGTTCTTGTGCCAGCGGGTGTGGCGAGTGGATCCGTCGCCATGGCGGGGGTTGACCAGGGCCACGGCCTTGCCGCACTTGGGGCAGTCGCCGTACTCGGTCCAGGGGGAAGCCATCAGGTCTCCAGTTGGTGGGTGACATCGGGTTGGAAGGTGGTCGTCGAGGGCGCTGTTCCGGGCCGGATACGGGGCCGGGTGTGAGGGCTCGAAACTCGAAACTGTGCAGGTGGGGGCCGATATCGGGGGCGAAACCGGTTTCGGACCGAGGTGAAACCACAGCCTTGATCCGAAACCGTCCTGAGACCCCTTATTCGCCCTCTGCGGGCTCCGCGATGTCGGCGTGACGGAGACCCTTGGCGCCGCCGCAGCACTCCCTGATGGTGAGCTGCCGAGTGGACACCTTGAAGGGCTTCAGCGCCGCACTGAGCGCTGTAGAGGCGGCTGCGGCATCCATCTCCAGCCACGGCCCGTACTGGTCGCTGCGGTAGCGGGCGAGGGCCTCGACGAGCCGGTGGGAGTGCACGGCCTCCACACCGTCTGGCCAGACAGCGCGAAGGTGGTCGAGGACCGTCTCAACGTCCAGCTCCTCGACAGCCGCGCCGACGGACTGCCCGGACAGGGTGCCGGCCGCGGTGCGGAGGGCGAGGGCGCGCGCTGCGATGTCCTCGGCTTCGGTCTGTTTGATGAACGCGGCACGGACGGTGATGCCTTCGCGGCCGCGGGCGAGGATGCCGGTGCCCTGCTCGTCGATGCTGATGTCGGTGGCGCGCAGGCCGCGGTCGTAGGCGCCGGTGCCGAGGACGTTGTTGTTGGCCCTCCAGTCCATGACGGCGAGGCAGAGGCGGGTGCCGACCGAGCTGGAGACCGAGGTGGGCAGGGACGGGGCGTCGGGGTTTTGGGTCAGGAGGATGAGGATGATGCCGTAGGCGCGGGCCTTCTTGATGAGGCGGGTTGCCAGGGCGGCGGCCTCTTCCTTGTAGTCGTCGTGGGTGAACAGCTCCTGGACCTCGTCGATGACGATGACGCGCGGCCCAAGGTCCTGCTCGGGGTACTTCTCGGCGAGGGCGCGGGTGACCTTGCGGCCCTCGGGGACTTCGGAGGCGGGCAGGGAGCGCACGAACGCGGCGCGGCGCTGGTATTCGGCGATGCCGGAGCGCATGCCGGCGAGGGCGGCCTCGAGGTCTTCGTCTTCGTCGCCGGACACGTACCGGTGGCAGATCGGTTTGACGGAGTCGAGGTCGCCGGAGCCCTTCAGCTCGTAGATCCACAGTTCGGCGGTGGGGTCGAGGGCGACGCCCAACACGATGGCGAGGGCGCAGGACGTTTTGCCGGAGCCGGGGATGCCTCCGACCAGCAGGTTGGAGTACATGAGGGTGATCTCGACGAGGTTGCCGCGCGGGTCGAAGCCGAAGGGGAGCGGCTCGTACACGTCGGCCTGGCCGTCCTTCATGAGTGGCCACAGCTTGCGGCCGGCCTTGGCGGGGTCTCGTTGGGCGACCCACAGGACGAGGCGGCCGGGGTGGGCGGTGCGGTCGGCTTCGGGCCACACGGTGGAGATGGGCCGGCGCATGGCGGCGGCGAGGGCGGCCCGCTTCTCCAGGACGGCGGTGGCTTCGATGCCCGCGGGGAGGTCGACTTCGGCGCGCCAGCCGGGGCCGTCGCGCATGACCTCGGCCGCGAACTCGACGCCGCGGCGGCCCTTCTTGCCCTCGATGCCGATGGCGGCGAGCGCGTCGAACACCTCGGTGGAGTCGAGGCGGCGCATCACGTTGGTGGCGACGTAGCGGGTGATGAGGGGCTTGTCGCCTTTCTTCCCGGCCACGCCGACCAGCGCCGTGGCGGCGACTGCTGCGGTGAGGGTCCAGCCGGGCACCAGGAACGAGCTGACCAGGGTGGTGATGCCGGTCGCGGTGGCCACGGCGAGGGAGGCGATACGGCGCGGGCGGACGCGGCGGGAGTGTTCCCGCGAGAGGGCGAGCCACGCGTCGATGTCCGCTGAGGCGGCCGCTTTGGCTTCGACGGGCCGGGCCTCGGTGTCGGCAACCCACTTGCCCCAGCGGACGATGAGCCGTCCGGCGCCGCGCGGGGAGCGCAGCAGGAGACGGGCGAGGTAGACGGGCGTGCGGAGGGTGTGGAAGCCGGTGACGTGCCCGTAGTAGGAGGCGGTCCAGCGGACGGTGTCCTTGAAGACGTCCCAGCGGCGCAGGGCGGGGGGTACGACGGGCGGGGCGTCGG